ACTTCGAAGGAAACGATAGGGCACGCATCAAAGAGTTCCATATGCTGGATTTCCAACAGGTTATCACCGTACAGATGCTGCTCCAGATACTGGACCGCACTGGTAAAATCATTGGCGAAACAAAAACCGTGTTCAACTTTATCCTGGTTGGCTACATCGTCAACGACGAGAACACGGAACATACAAATAAAATTAAAGTCCTGCATCACGCTCTACTCCTTTCGTACAGGGGGTATCCAGGTCAACCGGCTCATTGTCCAGGCCGCACAGATACGTATTCAAAACTTCATCGTAAAAAGAATTGTCACAATATTTACAGATGAGTGTATCACTGGGTACCTTATCAGCACAATCGCGGCAAATTCTATTGGCGTGTTTATAGTCTTCCGCAATCACGATAGTCCATCGTTTCCAATGGTATTGCGGGTCGTCGGTGATATCACCAGTAATATCGTAGATACGACCGTCAATTTCGGTTGCAAAGTGGTTTATGACTTCATCGTAAACGGGAGTTGTGCAGAATGGACCGAAACGCTTACGCAGGATAGTCATAAACTGATAACACATTCCGTTGGAAAAACAGTCTACGACTTGCGGCCCGAACTTCTGGAACTGCTCGATGAAGTTAATGATTACATCATGCTTCGTTTCGAGTTTCATCTACTCTGATACCTCCATATATGCGGTCCAGCGCCCGCAGTTTTGCCATTAAGTCGAAGTTATCAAGGCTTCCACCTTCGCCGTTCATACCTCTTTGGATTGCGGCTGCCACGATTTCCGGTACGAAAAAGCCAGGTACGAGATATTCTTTTTCGGCGTGAGCATAATCAATACGCACGATTGTACCCTCATCACACTCTTCACAGTTGATATCGTACATCGGGTCCAGATGAATGATTGAGGAGCCAATTCTCATTGTTTTCATTCTTCATCCTCCTTCGGACAGAAAGCATCATATCGCACATTCAGTACGATATGATGGAGCTCGCCGCATTCAATCCAAGCGAAAGATACGGATGCACCGCTTTCATCAGGATAAGAATCCCAGATGCAGTTCCACTTGACGCGGCAGGACAGGAGGAAGGACTCCACGGCCCGCATACACTTCTCGGTGTACTCCTTGGAGGACACGATGAAATCCGCACGGTCAATTAAGTTGTAGATGCCATCTTCAATGGCGGAAGGGGTGAAACCCGCAGAACCGATAGCCATATAGTTTACCTCCAAAGTCGATTTTTTCAGCCTTTTTCTTTCGACGAGAGAAAATGACGGGAAACGATTTTTACGGAGTCCGTCAGCAATCTTTCATCTTTTATCTTTATCTCTTTCTTTACTTTACATATATATTATATCATAAATTTTTTATAAAATCAATTAGCAAATAAATAGTTGCGGTTTGGAGAATCGTAGTGTCTAGGGGTCCAGAGACGAGAGATTGGTTTAGCTGACATAAAAGCGCTTTGGAGCCTCCCGGCCGCAAACTTTAAATGAAAAATGTTAAAAAATTAGACAGCTATATTTTTGTTAAAAAATTAGACTTCTATGTATTTGGTTAAAAAAATAGACATCTATATATTTGTTAAAAAAATGTGTTAAAATTTTGTACATCTATATAAAATGTTAAAAATTTAGACTTCTATATCGTGGGTAAAACTTGTTAAATGGTTAACAACTTTTCTTAAGAATAGTTGGAAGGGAGGTGTGATTGTGTTAAAGATTCAACCAAATTCAAGACAGGTTCCCAAGGCTAAAGATATTTGTTCGAATAAAAAGTATTATGATATTCTTTATGCTTATCTTCAGTGTATCTCAACAAGAGATGAGAAGAGCGGAACTAGATATTTTTCAAAGAAAGATATAAATTTTAGTAAGCTTGGTGAGATGTTTAACTTATCGAGACAGACGGTTTCAACGAAGTTTAAGAATCTAAAGGAATTGGGTTTAGTTGTTGAAGCAGGAAAAGATACATATAGATTAGTTGAATTAAGTGCTGATTTAGCTTCTTTGGTTCCATATGGGACATTAAAGTTAATTACAGACACTTTAAGTGAGAATTCTATTTCAACTTATATTTATTTATTGAATTGTTATTATGCTAATGAGTGTCGTCCGTTTTAGTTTACATTAGACCAGGTAAAGAGTTATATTGGAATTAGCACAAGCACGAGAAGTAATAATGATACCGTAACGAATATCCTGTATGTATTAGAAAAGGTGGGGCTGATTAAGTATTCATTGACTACAATGAAACAAGAGGCGGACACTTTTCAAAATGTGAAAACAATTTATCAATTAGACTGGTTAACTAATACGTTGAATTAAAGTGTTAAAAATTTAGACGCATGAGTGTTAAAATTTTGTACATACTTTGTTAAAAAAATAGTATCCTTATAAATAGAAATAGAGAACTGTCAATCGTAAGAGGCTTTAAATGTCCCTTCGGGCCATTTAAATCCTCTATACGCGGGGCCGGAGGGAGGTATAGAAGTGATTATCTTAGATGAAAACAAATTAAGAAATGGAACTATTCGGATGATTGGAGAAGATTATGGTATGGAATTAAGTTCTCCAATTGAACATCCAGAATGGTATGAACAAGAAATCGATATGATTGTAGATAAATTTAAGTTTGATATTGATAGTTTCAAAGAAAGATTAATTGAAACTATTAAAAATGGTATTAAAGTAGAATTGAAGGTGAAGTAATGGAAGGTTTTGAGATACCTAAGGGAGCAGTAAAATTCGCTATGGGTAGTTATGATAAATTACCAGAGAATGTGGTAGAAGTGAAGGTATATATGCGAAGTGGAGACCCAAAGATGTATATAGTACCAATTTAGAAAAATGAATCGAAAATTGAAATTGAACCTTTGCTAGATAATCCATTTTTAATTTGAAAATTAAAATAAAATTTTGTATAATAATAGTAGGAAGAAAAACTGATTTCAAAATCTCGTTTGAAAATCTGAAATTGAAATCAAAAATGAAATGAAAATCGAAAGGAAAAATGAGATGACATTTGATTATAATACTTTAAAAAGAGCAGCTAGAGATGGATTAAGACTAGGTAACTGGAATGGTAAGGCTGTATTTGCTGCTCCCTCTAGTAGATTGGATAACTTGGGAAGTGGTGCTTATTATATTCTCTATGATGATGAGAATAAGATTGTCGCCAAGACCAGCAACGGATGGAAGAGTTATGGTGAGGTAAGTGAGAGTGGTAGTGTAAGCGAGTACAGTAGTGTCCGCACTTATAGAACTCCCGCAGAGACAGCAGCAGCCGCACGCAAGGCTTCTACTTCTGGAATGAGATACAGTAGTGAACCCATTCCGCAGGCTACTATGACTGTAAGCTATGCGGATTCCGCAGGAACTGGAGGTACTTACTCTCCTGGATATAACAGAACTGAAAGACCTGTGGGAGATGTGAAGCTGGGCCTTGATGTTGAAGGCACATTGAAGAAGGCAAGAGAGATGACGGTTGAGAGCCTCTTGGAGGGATTCTTGCCGGAAGTTGATTTTGGCGTAATGGCTAAAGGTTAAGTCACTTCGCTTCGCTCGTGACTTTAGGGGAACACTGTAATGGTGTTCCCCCCTTTTTTTGCTCTTTTGGAAGAAATTGTGTGTTTTGCGGAGGTTTTGCGAGAGTGTGGTGGCCGATCGGCCCCAGGTATATGAATCGTATTTTCCACGTCCCCGTCACCGTTAAATTCACATATAAAAAAATAACTCCCAGACCTTTGACAATCTGGGAGTTTCTTTCATAATTCAATTTGCCTGCTCTTGGTCTTCGTAGCTAGCTATAGAATAAACAGACGTCTTTCTCATCACATTAATTAAACATCTTGATAAAATCGGCCAGAATTTGCTCGTCGCTCTTTGCCACAGGAGTAATTCTGCCGCTCGCAGGACCAGGGTGATGAAGACGCACTGAGCCGCTCTTGTCGGAGTCCAGCTTAGCCTCCAGGTCCGCAAACATCTTCTTCAAATCGCGCATGGCCGCAAACATCTCAGTGAAAGCCGCAACCAGCTGGTCCATTTCCTCGTCGGAAAGGGTCATCTCATCGGGGTCCATACCCTCCAAAATAGCCAGCTCCTTGATGATATCGACCATCTCTTCAATTAGGTCTCTCTTGGTGGCTTCCTTCTCTACCTCAGCCTGCTTTGCGGCCTCGGCCTCTAGAGCAGCATTGTGCTCGTCGATAGCGGCATTCATCATTGCGGCAATCTCGTTGCCGATAGCAGTCATATCCTCACCATTCTGCAGACGGGTCAGGAAATAATTCTTATCAATAACCATTGGTATATACCTCTTTCTTTTCTTATTGTATTATTATTATACAAAAAAATTTTATAAAAATCAAATGGCCGTTCGGCCTTGATTTTTATAAAAAAATATGTTATAATATTAAAAAAACATATTTTTACCGGTCGGCCCGCGTATATGCGGGCGGTTTTTGTAGGACCGGTCGGCTCCCGACCGGGGCTCACTTTACGGGAAAATTAAGTGCATATGAAAAGTCGCTAGAAGTAGCAAAAAATTTGCATATGGGGTGTACCGGTCGGAAAATCGGGCCTTGGCCTCCGTCCGCGGCCCGTTGAACCCCACCATTATTATACCATACCGGGCCGCACTTGTCAAGTGGTAAAATGAAAAAAAAATGAGACCCCTGCGGGGGTCTCACCACCAATTCGGACCGAGGTCATCCAGCGTATAGCGGTCTTCGACTTCCGCAATGTCATCGAAAAACTCGCCATCCTCGCAACAGTTACAGCAAGCCACATCGTCTGTGGTTTCCTGCCCCACATGGGTACACCGCATGCATCTATTTTCTGCGGTGGGCTTGGGGTTAATGAATCGGGTTTTCTTATTCTTCATCCCAGTCATCCTCCTCACAGGGTGCTTTGCCGAAGCCATCGAAATGACAGCGGGGGTAATCTTCGTCCTCGTCCTGCCAGTAGTAGCCACAGCCACTATCAGCACAGCCCAGATGCTTTTTGCTCATTGCCTTTGTCCTCGCTTTCTTTGGGGTTGGTGTTGGATTCTTCTTGGCATCCGCATCTATCGCATCGGCTTTCGTCAATGTCGGTGCGCCAGTAGTTATCACATTTCAGACAGTTCATTGTATCAGTTCCTTTCCTTTGATGAACTCATTATAGCACATTCTTGGAGATTTGTCAATAGGTTTTTGAAAAATATTTTTCGCCGGGGTTTCCACTCCCTGCCTTTAGAAAGGCAGTTCGTGGTGTTCCGCCGCCCACTGGCAAGCGATTTTGTTGTATTCCTCTGTGATGGAAGGAATGTCGATGAAAGAGCGACTTGCCATGTAGTCCGCCATGTGAACACATCTGTCCACGCTGGTGAAAGGTCTGTCCTCTCGTTCAGTAGACCATTGACCCATGTGACTTTCAACTGCGTTCAGCAGAAGAAAATGGGGAGTAAAATCGAACACCTGTTCGCACCAACCTGCAAAAGCCTTGCTTGCGTTTCTTGCGTGGTTCTTGTATTCTGCCTTGTCAAACCAATCGACACCATACTTTGCGGTATCATGGATGATACAAGCCGCAATTACGAAGTCCTTGTACTCGTCTTTCATGTAGGCGTAGGAACTCATGCGGAGCAGTTCTTCAGCGAACATCACAACCGCCTTGGTGTGACGAACCAGACCGCCGATGCCCTGCGAAAACTGGGGATGATACTTGCCAGAAGAGGAAGCACCATCTGTCCAGAAGTAGTCAGGGGTGGCTTCTTCCATGTAAGACTTGACCGCCATACGCAGGTCTTCATTGACAATCAGATTGATTTCACGCTCAAACAGTTTAATGGTTCTCATAGTAAATTACCCTTTCTTGTGGAGCACTCGCTCCCTTGATTACATACTTATTATAGCACAGACTTAATAATTTGTCAAGCACTTTTTTAATTTTCATTGGAAAAAGGAACACAAGCTAAAAGCTCATTAGACGCTAATTCGATAATGTATCGATACATGGTTGCATCGTCATGGAGAGTTCCCCCAAAAGATAAAACAGTATCAATAATAACTTTGTGCAATTCAGCTTTAGCCTTGCGCATTTCTTCTGCGGTCATTTGCCTCACCTCTTAGGATTAGTATACCACCAATTGCGGGAAAAATCAAGATGACAAACTGCACAAAAAATTCGATTGGAAATTTACGGGGACTAGTTATTTTGACGAATTCCGGGCGCCACACTCGTTGGCGCACGGCGCAAAAAAGCCCCTGCCCCACGAATTGGGGGCAGGGGGAGGAAGGGGTCATCACTGGATGACCCTGAAGAACGCCTTGCGCTTCTCCTCGATGCGCTCGACAGACACACCAATCATGCCACGCACGATGGCGCTCACTCGCTGATTAGTCAGCTCTGCGCAGGCAGGCACTTCCTTAATCAGCTCAGTGATGGAGAACAGACGATTGGGGTCTGCGCTCATGTGGGACAGAATGGCTTCTGCCACACCAGCATTGGCGACCTGCTGGGCAGTAGGCTTCTTCTCAGCAGAGTTCTTCTTCGCCAGGAGTTCCAGCTCATGCTCGATGAACTCGACCAGCGCAAGGTTGGACTTGACCTCAGCCAGGGTCAGCAGGGTGTTGAAATGGTCCTTCTTAGTCAGCTTCTTAGTGTTTGCCATAGTATCAGTTCCTTTCTGGTTTTTTAGGGTTTTCCTTCCCTTGATTACATACTTATTATAGCACATGGTTTTGAGTTTGTCAAGAGGTTTTCAAAAAATATTCGCGACTATTTTTTTTATTCCCACAGCATCCTTGCGCTCACTGGACTTGTTTCTGCCCCCTGCCTTGAGTCTACTCGCACCCTTTCGTTGCTCACCACTCACCCTAGTAGGGGGGAATCTTGCGTAGGAGTTGTAGAGTTTCAATTCGCCTGTGTCTGTTTCCACCATCTGTTGCGGTCTTGCCTCGAAGGAGTTCCCCTCTTGATTACATACTCATTATAGCACATCTTGTGCTGTTTGTCAAGTGGTTTTTCAAAAGTTTTTTGAAAAAGTTTCGGTGGTCTGATTGGTGGGACAATCTAACCCCTCTGCCCAACATTTTTCAACCCTCTGCGCCGACCCATCTGCGGGGGTTTACTTCATCCCCTTGACACTACTAATTATAGCAGATTTTTAGGAAAATGCAAGTGGTAATGTTGTACAAATAATTGGGTAAAAAACTTGTTGAACTTGTGCATTTTGCCGAATACCGGGCCGCACATCTGTGTGCGGCCGGCCGATTTTTGTGCAAATTGCACAAATTTAAATTTAATTTGGAAAAAATAACGAAAAAATCGCCCTTTTGGGGCGATTTTCTCAACTTTTTGGCTTGCGTTTCTGCACAAGCGTCAGTTCGTAGGCATTTTCACCAACTTTTAAGGCGATTTGACGCTCTTTATTGGTGATTTCGACCATTTCGTAGCCATTTTCAGCCAAAAACTGAGCAATTTCGGCAATTATCGTGGCTTTTGTGGGGTTTTCCTTGCGTTTTCGCTCGGTTTTCTGCCCATTTGTCTGCCTTGTGCCAGTATTTGCGAATTTTTTGGCTTGCTTTTCGGCTTCAGGTGAGAGGTCAAAAGCCATTCGCTCACCTCTGTCGATTGCCTTGTCGTCTGCGATAATCTGTTCGGCTTCTTCTTTGGAGCATTTCAGATTTCGCATAATGCGTTCGACTTGACTTTCTGCCATTGGTTTACCCCCTTTCTGTACTTACAGTATAGCACATCTTGGGCGGTTTGTCAAGACCTTTTTTGAAATTCCGTGCCCCATTTTGGGGGGGCTATTGCCCCCCCTTGGGGAGTGGCTCAGCGAATGGCTCTGAAATAAGCCTTTCGCTTCTCTTCCACACGCTCCACAGAGGTGCCGATGAGACCACGCACGATTGCGGACACTCGCTGATTGGTCAACTCAGCACACGCAGGCACTTCCTTGATAACCTCAGTGATGGTAAAGAGGCGGTTGGGCTGGCTCTGGAGATGAGCCACGATGGCTTCGCCGATGGAAGCATTGGCGGTCTGCTGAGCAGTGGGTTTCTTCTCAGCGGAGTTCTTCTTGGCGAGCAACTCCAACTCGTGCTCGATGAACTCCACGAGCATTGCGTTCTCCGCAACAGCGGGGATAGCCTTGAGCATTGCAAACTTCTGAGCCTTGGTAATCTTCTGAGTAGTAGCCATAGTATCAATTCCTTTCTGGTTTTTAAGACTGTCCTTGTCTTTGTGTATTTATTATATCATAGGTTGAGCGATTTGTCAAGAGGTTTTTTTGATTTTTTTGAAAATCTTTTTTGAACCTTTGGCTTTCTCTCTCCCTTTGATGTATTCATTATATCACATCTTTGGGGGTTTGTCAAGAGGTTTTTTTAAGTTTTTCAAACTTTTTTTCGGTCTGTCCGCTTGGGTCTCTCCCTTACTGACATAGATAGTATACCACATCCAAAAGCGAATTGCAATAGGCAAACTGCACAAATTACAGGAAAATTAAAAAGATTATTTTGTGCAACATTTCCTCTTGACAAATTGTGCGGGGCATGGTATAATGGTAAATTCGGCCGGGCACAGTCGCGCCCGGGCCGCGCAAAAAGCGAGGGTTTTACTCCTCGCTTTTCACCAGCTTCCGCACTTCGCCCAGAAGCTTCTTGATTTGTGCCATCTTTTCGTAGTCGTCCACGCAGGTTTCGATGGTGTCCACCAGATGGTCAATTTCGCCATTCAGATTGGCTTCGTACTTGCGGAAGCAGACAGTATCTCTGCCATCGATGAAGATTTCGAGGGGTTCGCCCTCGCGGATGCCCATTGACCGACGGATTTCTCTGGGGATAACCACTCTGCCGAGGTCATCAACTCTGCGGATAATTCCAGTTGCTTTCATTGTATCAGTTCCTTTCCTCTTGGATTGTCTTAATTATAGCACATTTGGTGGAGTTTGTCAAGACCTTTTTACAAGGTCTTGCTTTCACTCACAAAGTATTTTGCATCGTATTTTTCAAGCAAGGCTTTGACTTTCTTGCTTTTCTCTTGGCTGTCGCAGTAAATGTTGAACACAGACCACTTGCCGATTTTGGGAATGTAGTTGCAAGGGATTTCTTCTGCGGTCAAATCACAATGCAGGCTTTTGGTGTAGGGGTCAAAGACAGTTGCTTCAATCTTCCAAAGCTTGTCCTTGCGTGCCTTTTCTTCAATGAGTTTTACCACATAGACACCCACCAAATTACACAGAGCCACAATTCCTGCTTTGAGGTAGAGGTCAAGTTCACACATTAAGTAAACAGTGACGATGGTGTACAGACCATAGGCAACCGCATTGATAACTGCGGCAGACACCTTTCCGCATTTAACAGTGGCGATAGATTTTACAGTTTGAATGATAACATTGGCGATGTTCAGAGCGATGAACACAATCAGCAATTTCGTATCCATTCACTTCACTTCCTTTCTGTGGTTATTATAGCACAAATCTCTCTGTTTGTCAATACCCTTTTGGAAATTATTTTTCCGGGCGGAGCCAAAGGGGTTAGAACCCCCTGGCATCCTTGTCGTTGTCCTTGGCAGGCATCGGCACCGCAGGAGTGGGAGCCTTTGGCTTGTTGATAATGGCATCCACCTGCTCATAGAGTGCGTAAGCCCTCTTGGACTTCTTGTACACCTTGCGGAGTTCGGAGTAGGTGAGGGAGTTGAACTGCTCGTCGGTCATAGTGACACCGACCTTGCTGAGCTTGTTGCGGATGGACTTGAGGGACATTTCATTGAACATTTTCATAGTATCAGTTCCTTTCTTGTTTTCTGTAATTATTATAGCACACTTTTGGATGTTTGTCAATAGGTTTTTTGAAACTTTTTTTCTTTTGTGGGGAATTAGTACCCCCCACAACCGCGGTAAGTGCGGAAGAGACTGTCAGCCTTTTCCTTGGTCATCGGACCGAACTCTTCGCAGTAGTAGCGGAAAGAGAGTTCATCCCAACACTCGACCACACAATCACCGCCGTTGCAGTAGTTCTGCATTGCGTAGTCCATGAACTGCTTGTAAGTCATACCCATTGTTGTTACCTCCTTGACTTTGTACCCTTATTATACACCCGATAATGGGAAATGTCAATAGTCAATTTGCACAAAGATTTCGCCCCAAAAATTGTTGAAACTGGTTATTTCGCCGAAAAACCGGCGCTGGCGTACGTCAGCGCGCGGCCGAATTTTTGTGCAAAATGACGAAGACCCAAGGGCGCCCCCCTGGGTCTTTTCTCGGCTGTTTTGTTTTAGTACCATACCCCAGGGTTGGGCGCCTTCCCCCTAGTGGTTTACCTCCAGACGATGACAGCACACCGCCAATGGAATGGGGCCGATTGGCTCGACCCCTTAGGAGCCTTAGGAACGAGGGCAGGCAAGTGTGACCTTGTACTTCGTTCCATTGTGGATGAACAAGAACTCGCGTTCGGGGTTGTTGATGGTGAAATCTTCCACACCCAAAACTCGCAGACCATCCATCATTGCGGAGCAGATTTCAGCCTTTTCAGGCTTGGCTTTCTTCTCTCGCTTCACTGGGGTGGTGCTGACCTTGCGCTCGGCTTGTCTTGCCTTTTTTGCGCCTTTCTCAAGTTCGGGGTCAAGCTCAAACATCTTTGCGCCCCTGTCGATTGCTTTGTCATCCTCAATCAACTGGATTGCTTCCTCTCGGCTGATGCCGAGGCTTGCCATGTGCTTGGCAATTAACTTTTCATCAAGCATTGACTCACTTCCTTTCTGTGATTATAGTATAGCACAGACAGAGGGATTTGTCAAGTGCTTTTTGAAAATTTTTTCGCCGGGGTCAAGGTGGGCAGGGGTTACCCCCTGCCCTTGGGGGAGTAGGCTTACTCCGCAATCTTGCGGAAGTATGCCTTACGCTTTTCCTCGACACGCTCAACCTTGGTGCCAATCATACCACGCACGATGGCAGAAACACGCTGGTTGGTCAGTTCCGCACACGCAGGAACAGTCTTGATGAGGTCGGTGATGGTGTAGAGGACACCATCTTCCATCGCATTGACGATGGCATCAGCGACACCTGCGTTTGCCACCTGCTGTGCGGTCGGCTTCTTTTCCGCAGAGTTCTTCTTGGCGAGCAGTTCCAGTTCGTGGGCGATGAAAGCCTGCTCATCGGCAGTCAGAGGGTAGTTGGCAGAAATCTGCTTGAAGTAGTCAGCCTTGGTCATCTTCTTGTTGTTAGCCATAGTATCAATTCCTTTCGGTTTTAACGACTTGAACCTGTCGATGAATTTATTTGTAAGAGGTTTTCCTCTTTACATACTTATTATAGCACATCTTGATTTGTTTGTCAAGAGTTTTTTTTAATTTTTTTTTCTTTGGCTTGGCTGAGCCTTTAAGCCACAGTTAGGGTGAGTCCGCTTTCACCACCAAAGAAATTGGCTTTTGTATCCTGCGTATCCACGACATTTTTTCAGCCTGCGTGGTCTGGTTCACATTTGTATTCCGCAAACAGGAACACCTTGCGGTCGGGTCATTGGTAACAAGGTCTTACTCGCTCTCGTGGGCACCCACCTTTTCGTGGTCGCCTTGCCCTCGCCTTTTGTACCCTTATTGTATCACACTTTAAGGGGTTTGTCAAGGGGTTTTCTCAATTTTTTTTGAGATTTTTTTTTCGCCCTTGGGGGCAGGCTCACCTATCTCCCCTTGACAATGATAGTATACCACAGACCGCACCAAAAGTCAATAGGTAATAATGCACAAAAACAGGAATTCAAATCAATCAAACTTTGTGTAACTTTTCTCTTGACAAATTGCTGGCGGTGTGGTATAATGGAAATTCCGGCGCCCACATCCGAGGGCGCCGCGCCCAAAAATTGAAATGAAAAAGCCACCCCTTGCGGGATGGCTCTTGGTTTGTTACTTTGCCAGGTGTGCCATCAGCACACCCAGGGTCATCAGAGCGAACTCAGACTGGACGAACTGGTCGGGGTGGTTGACGAGGGCGAGGACTTCGCCAGTCAGACCATCAACGCAGTGGGCGTGGACACCATCCATGTCCCTCTGCATCATTTCCAGAACTGCGACCTCGGGGTCGTTGGTTTCGACAGTGACCTTGGCATCATCGTAGAAGCTCTCAACAACATACTTGTAGTTCATCATGGTATCATTTCCTTTCTGGTGTTTGGGATTTTCCTTTCCCTTTGTTGTATTTATTATAGCACACTCTTGGGGGTTTGTCAAGGGTTTTTTACATTCTTTCAGAAAAATATTTGAAACCCTTTTCGCAGATTTCGAGATAAACCTCTCGGCTTACTCTCACCCACTCTTCGCTTTTTTCTACCTTGCCTTTGCAAACTGCATACAAAATTGCGTGGCACTGCCATTCGGACTTGCCGACCATGGGGCGGGGAATGGTACAAAAATCAATGTGGAACATTCCAGGGTTGGTGGTGAGATAATCTTTCATTCTGCGTTGCAGGTTGTAGCTTTTACCAACCTTTACCAAATAGATTTCTTCATGGGTAAAGGGATTGAAATTGGTGCTACCTACAAGGTACAAACCTTCGCTTTCGGGTGCAGAGAAGCGCAGGGGGTTTGCTTCGTTAATAAATGCGGGAGTATTTCGCATAGCTTCCAAATGTTCTGCCCAAGTCATTACTGTCAGTTCCTTTCTTGTTTTCTGAGTTAATTATAGCACATGATTTTGAATTTGTCAATACCTTTTTTCGCCCGGGAGGGCAGATTTTAGAATCTGCCCTTGACCACTTGGAAGCGATAGGCGGAATCGCCCTTGTGAACATTGCGAGTAAACTTGCGGTGAGTTGCCCAAACCGCACGCAGAATCTGCATTTCGATTTCACAATCTGCGAGGGCGGTGTGTTCCTCGACGAACTCAATGTCTCCGCTGATGAAGCGGTAGCAGATTTCTGCGGTCATCTGAACGTTTCCGCTCTTGGTTACAAAGCCATTTTCACAGCAGAATTTGTTGTACTTGGTGTACTTGCCGATGGTCTCGAAAAATGCCTGCCAAGTGTCGATGAATTCCATTCCCTCGATACACTCAGCAACGAAAGTCTTGTTGAAGTCAAAACCGCTGTTGTGGGCGCAGGCGCAGGACACATTGTTTTCAGCAAGCCACGCAGAGAAGATTTCGCTTGCCTCTGCTTCGTTGTAGCAGATAATAGTTGCAGGGTCGCGGAGCAGGTCGCGGTAGTAGTCTTTTTTGAATTTGCCATAGAACGCAGAATCCAAAAGTAGGTTGCCGATGACCACGATGTTGATTCTGCTGATTTCTGCTCTCTTGGTGAAAGCAATGCCAGCGCAGTGGTAGGTAGGGCAGTGCGCCTGAGAAGCACCGCCGAGGGTTTCAGTGTCGATAATTGCAAAAGTTTTTTCAGTAAACATTGGTATCATTTCCTTTCACTTGATAAATTTATTATAGCACAGATTGTTTGATTTGTCAATACCTTTTTTTAATTTTTCCGGGGATTAGCCTTGCTGTAAGGCTACTCCCCTTTCACGCAGGTATTCTGCGAACTCGTCCGCAGGAAGTTTGTCCATGAGGGTGGACATGGGCAGGTGGGAGACTTCTTTGGTGTAGTTCCACACGCACACCTCTTTGAAGTTCCTCTTGGTGACAGTATAGTGGTTCATGCCACATTTCACCAATACCTTGGGGGTCTTGAACAGACCGATGTAGGCTTCTGCATTTCTTACCTTGTTTTCACAGACCGCTTCAAAAAAGCTCTCGAAAGTGTCGTAGTAAGTGCGGTTGGTGCGGTCGAGGGATTCTTCCGCATCGAGCAGGTGCAGGTGCCACCAAATAGAAGTTTCTTCAAAATCTCTGCGAGGAGACAGAGAGATGGATTGTCCGCAATCGTAAACCAGTTTCATGTGTATCAGTTCCTTTCCTTTGTTGATACTATTGTATCACACCTTTTGGGATTTGTCAACTGTTATTTTGCACAAATAAATTGCACGGAAAATTGTTGAAACTGGTTATTCTGACGAAAATCGGCGCGCCTGGACCGTGAGCGCGCCGCCAAAAACAAACGACTGCTTTTTCAGCAGTCGTAAGTATAACAACCTGCGAAGGGGTCGAACCCGCATTCGTCCGCATCGGGCTCGTCCTCGCTTTCGCCCTGGGTCTGTTCCAGGTCGCGGTATCCTGCAAGGGTGTATTCCTCGTGCCACTGGTAATGGTTTCCGCAGTGGTCGCACTCGCCAACCTTAAAGAGGGTCACAGTGGTGTTGTCCACCTCAATGTCGAGAGTATCGAACTCAACAACCTCGCCCCCGCAAGTGGGGCAAACTACAATTCCAGTTTTCAGCATTCTTCATCATCCTCCAATCTTTCTTTGATTGCTTCAACGATTATCTTGCCGACCTTGACAGCCATCATCAAGGCGAATGCTCCGACAAAGCCAACCAATGCCCAGCCGATTTCTTCGGGGATTGCGCAAATCATTTCTAACATTTTTATCAGTTCCTTTCTTCTTTGTGTCTTAATTATAGCACATCAATTGCCGTTTGTCAAGAGGAAATTCTCAGATTTCTCTGAGAATTTCCAAGATGTTCTGCACATCGTAGGCTCTGCCTGTCCAGTTCGTTCTGTTGCGTTCTTCATCGTCGAACAGAATGTCGAGAGGATTGTTGCAGAAGTTCTGCTTCGGAGTGCCATAGGGAACGATGTGGATTTCGTTCCAGTTCACGCTCGGCAGGTGCTTTCTCAGCCAGTTCAGCTTGACTTCGGTAACTGCTTCGTTGTATTCAGCAGTTCCACTTTTGCTCAACCAAGAGATAACTGCGAGGTTGTAGCCGTTCCGCTGAAGTGCGTTCAGCTTGCGAGCCAGTGCGGAGAGGTGGAGCAGAGGTCTTGCGTTTGCGTAGGGGAAAGTGTCACCTGCGATGAGGTATTCGAGCCAGTTCTCTACACCATAGAGGTCAGCGATTGTGCCGTCCATGTCGAAGTTAATTGTGATGTTCATCTGCTTTGCCATTTGTATCAGTTCCTTTCCTTTTTGTACCTTAATTATACACCCAAAACCGTGATTTGTCAATACCTTTTTTGAAAAAAGGGAAAGTTTTTTTTACTTTCCCTTTTTCATTTCTCTTGCCCGCTTCTGTGCCTTGTGGAGCACATCCACATTGGTCAGGCTTGCGTTTTCGTACTTGACCTGATACTGAACGCCACCGATTTCCACATCACCGCAGTAGTCAAAGCGGACATGGTCGGGAGTGTACTCACCCAGACCGCAAGCCTTGTGCAGATAGGCTTCGCACTTGTGACCCTTGTTCTTGTAAGGAATGGCTTCAAATTCAGCCTTGGTCATGATGGGGGTTGCACCCTTGGCAATCAGCTTATCCTTTTCGGATACGCTGATGTACATCTTGAATTTCTGCTGTCCGCCGTTCTTGGAGGACTCAAATTCTTCGTGTGCCCAACGAGGAGCGATGTGCTTGCAGTTGTAGATGTAGATGATACCCTTGCGCTCGAAGAAAATCAGAGTGCGGTCAGCGCCAGTCAGCTTGTTGTAGTAGCGGAAGAAATTACCCTTAGTCATTGTTATTATCTCCTTTTCAGTTCCTTTTTGTATCTTAATTATAACACCAGTTTCCCGGTTTGTCAAGAACTTTTTTTCATTTTCTTGAACTTTTTTTTGATTTAGTGGTCTCTCTCAACCACAAGAACATTGTATCACATCCGGAATAGAAAGTCAAGCACAATTTTAGGAAAAACAACTATTTATTTTTTGTGCAAATTGCCTATTGACAAATTGCTGGGGCTGTGGTATAATGGAAATAACGCGCGCCTGGGCCGTGGGCGCGCGACCGAAAAAGCAAAATGGAAAAAGCGCCTTAGTAGTAAGGCGCTTCGATTTCCAGTATCTCGGTTTGAATGAGTGTAAAATGTGCCCTGAACCGACACCCGCACCCGCAAATGTAATCGTCTTTTTTCTCTCTGCGGTTGCTTGTATTGTCCTGGTACACCAGTTCGGATTGGGCACTACTCCCGCAGTTAGGACATCTAATGCGAGGGTCACGCAATTGTGCTTGCCACTCTCGTGCTATTTCTGCTGCTGTTTTCATTGTTCTCACCTCTTGGCATTATTATAACATGGTTTGGGGATTTTGTCAACCCCCGCAAGCACATTTTTTTTCGTAATGTTCTCTAACAAGGAGAGCATCCCGCACTCGCTTCTGGTTGAAATCTTCTTTGTGAATTACTGTGCAATAGTAGTATTTTGTGCGGAAAATGGGCCAATTGGGATGAATTATCTTTCGATAGACTACATGAACATAGTCTTCGCCGAGCTTCCATGTGGCTTCGTACTCACCATCTGCCCCTTTAATAATCATCCATTATCACCCCTTTTGAATTTCTGTCTGTTGTATTTCTTCTTGCTTTCTACCACAGAGCCACGCTTGCGAAAGTGGAGATACTGCTGAAGTTCTTCTCCCTCTTTCTTGAACATTCTGCGGTCGATTGTGTTTTTCTTTTTCTTACTCATTTCGTTTACCTCTTTTCTTTTTGTAATTAAATTATACCATAGATTTAGGGATTTGTCAACCCCTAAATCCAATTATTTTCACAGTCCCATGCTTTTGCCCGTCTGATGATTTCAGAGTAACCAGCAGGAGGATAACCACCAGTAGTTTCGTAGAACATCTTGCAGGCAATCTTCCATCTTGCAGGGTAGGCGGTGACAAGAATGTTGCTCTTGGCATCCATTACCATTAAGATACCAGTGGAAGTCAAGCAGTTTCTCTTTCCTCTGTAAATTGTGGTGCAAATGATTTCGCCGAAGCCTAACTCTCTATCCATTTTTACAAGTCTTTCTCTGCGTTCGGTGTAGCAGTGGTCGGTGAAACTCACGGTGATGCTCATGCTCTTTAACATTTGATTTACTCTCCTCTCTTTTTGTATCTTAATTATAACACGGGAAAGGGGTTTTGTCAACCCCTTTTCAAAAAATTTTTTCGCCAATGTTTGTCACAACTGTGGCTTCAATCCACCGCACGCAAATGCCCTTGCTTTCCAAAAGGCGATAGTATTGCAGGTCGTTGTCGAAATTTTGTTCGAAGTCTGCGATTGCCTTAAAGTTTGCGAGGATGGGGTTCTTGTGGTAGCGGAACTCAAGACGAGCACGCCAAGCCTCTTTGCTCTGCGAGGGTGCGAGGATAACAAAGGGAATGTTGTTGTTCATGCAGTATTCAATCACCACACGATGAGCGGAGATGAATACATTCTTGTCAGTAGCGAGGGCAACCGCCGTCCGCACATAGTTTTCTTCCCATCCTGCGACCTTGACAAATGCGGAGCTGTCGAGGTCAACAGTAGTATTGGGGTTATTTCTACAGTAGGTAGATTTTCCACTACCCTGATAGCCACAGTAAATCATTTTCATTTCAGTTCCTTTCCTTTTGTACCTACATTGTATCACAGAGAAAGGCTTTTGTCAAGCCTTTTCTGCGAGAATTTCCAAAAGTTCATAGCCAGAAAGGAAAGTATTTCCTGCGAGGTGGTAGGCTCGGCAGTGCTCAGCCAGTTCTTCCCTTGCTCTGTCGTAGCTACGCAGAGCGGAAACCAGTACCCATTTATCCTCGGTTACATCGCCCGCAAACATCTTGTATTCTGCGGACTCTTGGGGCAACATAGCCATTGCCTTCTGTCTGCGGTTGATGACTCTCACACAGTACTCAATCTTGTCCTTTGCATTGCGAGTAGCGATGACGAGTTCGTCTCTCTTGGTCTCTTCGGCAGTCTTGGTAATCTTCTTCATGGTGTTTAGCTCCTTTGTTCTTTTGTTGTACTTAGTATACCACACGGAGACCGATTTGTCAATACCTTTTGGGAAAAATAATTATTTATTTTTTTTCTAATTTTCCTCTTGACAAAATGGCTGGGATGTGTTATACTGGCAATTAGGGCGCGCCAGGACCGTTGGCGCGCCTATGGCGGGATTCGTCACATTGCACAATTAAAGGGTGTGCCTTACTCTTGGCACACCCTCATCAGCAGTCTCTCATAGGACACACCTGCTACCTTACACAGCACACGCAGGTTGTCTCTCACCATCAGCTTCTCTGCGTAGGTGATGTCCTCGTTGTCCTTGTTCAGTACCATGATGATGTACTTGTACTGATGGCTTGCCTGCACCTCAGGCTTTAGCTCTCTTACTGTGCTCAGCATCTTGTTGATAGGTCTCTTGTTCATTGTCTTGTCCTCCTCTATTAGTTCTTGTTGACAGCGATGATAGTGGCAATAGCAGCTACGCCAAAGGCTACGACTAGAGCCACAAGAGTGATACCCAGCCACTCAGGACAAGTAGTAGTATTGTCAAGGTTGCTGTTAGCAATCCACATAGCGATGTTGTTAGAAATGGTCATTGTTGTTATCTCCTTTACTCTGTGAGGTTGTGTCCCTCTCTCTTTGTGTCTTTATTATAGCATTACGGGAGCTTTTTGTCAAGAGTTTTTTTGCTTATTTACGCAACTTTTTTTTAGCACCCCCTACAGTATGCCCCACTAGGGGACCTGACGCCTGTGCTCGGTGGCTACTACTACATAGTATAATAGAGTAAGGCTGTGTACCTTACTCTACATCTACTACTCTGTCATCATAGATAGTATCACTGCCCATGGCTAGCATGGTTAGCACTACCCTTGTGCCTACACATGGTACAGTGTCACCCTCTACATCATAGCACCACACATTGCCTGTGGTGTCCTCTGCGCTGATGGTGTTACCCTCTACCTCTACTACCACAGCTTCTCTTGTGTACCTATCATTAAGCTGTGCTTGACCTAGTGCATTGAAGGTCACTACCAGTAGTATAGCACACAGCACACACAGTACCTTCTCACTCATTGTCATTACCTCACTGTTCCTTTGTTGTATCTACAGTATACCACATTACAGGATGTTTGTCAATAGGTAAGATGCACAAATGTGTAGAACTTTTTTTGTGTAGGGTATTATTGCATGGCAGCTAGGGCCGCGCCGCACGTGCACGGCCCAGCGTGTGTATTGTGTATGTATTATTGTGTGTGTATTGTTTATTATACATACATTATTGTGTATGTATGAGGATGTGTTGTGTGTGTCTTTGCGCCTCTTTGCCGGGGCTGGCAATACCTTTGCTGTGTGCGCTCGCCGCGACGCAGACTATAGACTTTGTGTTTTTCCCCAGATGTGAATAAAACCCCGGGGCCTATTTCGGGAAAAAAATTTTTTTGCCCAGACAAAACGCTTTTGTCTGGGCATTATAATCTTGAAATCAATTTTCAATTTCGGAAAACGATAATTCTGGGAAAAAAGATAATAGGTACCCTATTGTCAAATTATTATACTCAGTATATGGTATTCTAATAAGACGAATATTATTTTCCTTACACCATTGATTTTTTCTTGTATCACGCTCTTGTTGAATTTTTAACTGTTCTTCTCCACCCCATAATTCAACAGCTTCAAAATGTTGCTGACCATCATATTCAATCAATCCCAATAATTTACCATCTTTAAAAATGGCGAAATCAAATGGTGATAAAATATTGAACTCTTTAATCCTATACTGTGTTTGAAAATCAATACCTGCTTTTACCAATAGCTGAGTAAGTTTTATTTCTCCGCTGGATTGAGAAGCGCATCCACAAGAAATAGTACGATTATGAAATTGACCTTTTAAATGCTCAACTCTGACATCAATAATGTTACCACACTCGCACTTACATTTAACATAACTGTGATTACCTTTTGATTCAGCTCTATCTATAATTTCTAATAAGCCAAATCTATCTCCTTTATGCCAAGAAATTAAACCTCTTTCTTCTGCTTTTTGTCTAATCTTTTCTCCTTTGCATTTATTACAACATTCACTTTTTCCATTTACTAAGCTATCTCTTGAAACACTAATTACTTCTCCACATAATCCACATTTACAAAACCAAAATGTTGAATGCTGCTTAGAAGTTGGATGATAATCTCTTTCAATAACTTCCCATTCTCCAAATTTCATACCTGGTATAATTTTTAATGGTGGCATAATATTTCCTCCTTGTTTTATGCTATTATATATAATTTTCCCGAAACTCATATTTCGGGATTTTGTCCAAAGAAAAATGGGAAAATATGTTTTTATTATATTTTCCCATTTTTTAATTATTTTTTACGTACACGCTCTTACAGATGCCGTTTTACCGGTTGCCACGGCCGCAGTTAAATATTCCACGACACCTTGCAAATTGTCAATACTTGTTGTATAATCATTATACACTTTTGATTCCAGTCCAGAGACCGCTGAACCGGCCTCGCCGCAAGAAATCGTAATGCTGTATCCGGGGTCTGGCTGTCCCTTTGTTGTCAAAGTATAATCGTAAGGATTATAGTCATATTCCTATACTGTGATAGGCTCATAGATAGAATCAGCCTCGCGCATGAAATAATGCCATACATAACCACCCAGGTCTTGCGCTGTTCCTAGATAGCTCATGAACATCAACTCGTCGGGAACCATCCAGCCGGTACCCCAGGCCGCAATCTCATAGTTTCTCGCATTGCCATTTTCTTCGACGATTGCCCAGATGTGAGGCCAGCCATTTTGCTCTTGGATATCTAGCCATTTAATTACATCCGCATGAATGGTAATTACTTCGCCATCTCTTGGCAATCTATATTTAAATATTTTCTTCATTTTTTGCTTCCTCTTCTTCAACGTGCTTAGTTACACAAATAAACCATCTGCCATCAACAAAGGTGGTATAATAGTCCATATTGTCGCCATTTTCAATTCCAAATTTTGCTTTCAAATGAGAAGGTACGACAATTCGACTTGAACTATCAACCTTATATGGTCTGCCTTCTGGAATCAATTGCGCGTTGTTAATCCAATCACTCATTGGCATAATGTACATCCTCCTTCCTTATAGTAGGCACAGAACATTGTGCACTAGCCGCCGTTCTGGTCACAGGGTTTATATTTTTCTATCATCTCTTGGATATGCGGGCACCGCTCTACAAATCGCAAGAAATAATCATATCCATAAAGGGCAAAAATGCGGTCAGCTTTAAAAGTATCTCGTTCTACCCGATACTTCTGCGGGTCGCAGCCAATTTGCCCTAGATATGCGGCATAGCTATCTGCTTCCCACATACCTTCAACTTCTAATAAAATCAAAGTCCATTTATCCACGTTTTAAACTCACCCTTGCTTTCGCATCAATTACATTCTCCAAAAGTGCGCATCTGGTCAAAAGACCGACCCCTCCTGGAACTGGTGTTACATCTCGTCCTTCTGTATTGAAGGCATCGCCGACAAGTCGGCTTCTGCCTTCAGCATCTGTTACAAAGTTAATGCCGACGTCAATAACAGGCACATGAATTGGGTAGCAATTTAAAAAGCCTGCTTTACCTACTGCTGTGACAATCAGGTCAGCCCCATACAAATGATGTGACAATTTTGATTTACTGTGGCAAAGAGTTACTGTCGCATCTGCGTCTGTCATCATTCTCGCCAAAGGCTTACCAACAATATTACTGCGACCAATGATTACGACGTCGCGTCCCGCAACGTCGTAATCGCAAGCACGAAGATATTTCATGATGCCTGCGGGAGTTGCTGGGTCATAAGGACTATCTGGATGAAATCCATCAACATCCTTCAAAGGATTGATTGCGGCAACCACGACCTTCTCGCGGATATGAGGTGGGAGTGGTAGTTGCACTATAACGCCGTCATAGTGTTCCTGGTCGAGCTTGATATTTTCACATAGCTCATGTTCAGTAATATCCTCTGGATATTGATAAACATCAGCAATGATACCGACCTCTTCACAATCTTTCACTTTGTTTTTGATATAACGATTTGATGCTTCTACATTTCCAACTTGGATAATTGCTAACTTAGGTGCATCACCAATTGCGGTAATGCGGTCTTTAAATTGTTCTTTCAGTGCTTTAGTATATTCTTTAATATTTCCAAGGACCATCGTCGTCATCCCCCCACCCTTCCGGTAAAATACAGTCTAAAATTGCTTCAAGTACATTTGCGGCCGCGAATATTGGACCGCCAATAATAAAGATAATGCCTACGATTAATTGGTCTTTCCAATTTAAATCTTTACAGGCTGGTGCATATTGAATCATCACCAGGAGTGACATGATTGCCCATAAAATAGCAATAATTAATCCGCTGGTTTCCATGTCCACATTCCTTCCCAAGGAGCATATACAACAACATTCTTAAATATTGTCGGAGTTCCAAAAGCCTCTTCAAGGATTTCATCGGGAACATCATCACCTTGCGCACCGATATATTCTCGTTCACTTTCTTTCGTACATATTGTAAAACCTACAATTTTCTTTTCATCATACATCGAAAAATCTGTAATCATCATTTCAGAATCTGAATTGAATTTAACTTGCGAGATTACTGTTGCGGGATAATATTTACCATCATATGCTTTCCCGAATTTCGCGGAAGGTTTGCCGGAGGCCATATCTAAAGAGGCTTCAACAATATCAAAGGTGTTTTTTAGCACCCCAAGTAACCAAAAAATAAAGGCGGTTGCGCCGACCAATAAGATACTTAGGATAACGATTGCGACAATCATATATACTGCTCCTTATCTTTTATTTATATAAATATTATAACAAAAAATTTTTCTTTTGTCAAGTCGGTTGCTTCAGGTCAAATCCAATTTATTTTATTGTCAGAATTTTTAAATATAAGTTAGGGAAAAATTTTTCGGAAAAACTTGACTCAAGAAAAATTTTCTGGTATAATAAAAGTATGAAAGACTGGAGGTAAAGTAATGACCAAATTAAATTATACTTTAGAATCTCCAGAAGAAAGAAAATAGTTAGTCGAAAAAATTTTAGAAGAGTGTCCCAATCCTACTCCCTAGTACCTTGAGACACTTGCGGACTACCTAGTTCTTTGCATGGAGAAACAAGAGAAAAAGGAGCGTAAGCTATTAACTGAGAACCGAATGGCCACAGTCAATAAACGTGAAACTTCTTTCGAAGGTCTTGTTTCCCAACTCGAAAATGGCGAAGATGGCATTTATGGAATGATTAGTAATGATAAGAATTAGATTTTTCAACCAAAAGTAATGATAACAAAGAAAGATGTAGAAGAGATACCTGGGTTAGCACAATTAAGAGAAGCCATTAAGATGTGGGAACAGAAGTTAAAGACTACTTCCGGGCGTGATGCTTTTATCATCAAGACTGCGATTATCGAATTACGAAAGGACCAATATATTCTTAAAGATGCCTATCGTAAACCAATAATCCCCAAAAATATCACCCGCTCGAAACACTTTATACCTTTAGAAAGCGACTTTGATTTTGACGATGAAGGTTATGTGATTCCAGAGGGTGTTTCTTTATGTGACCCGAAAGTCGTTTCAGCAATCTTATGTAACTACTCCTTAATGAAGCAAGAAAGTTGGGGAGAGTTTGAAAAGGATTTGTGGTATCTTATGTAGGAATTTGATGAAGTTGCGGATGCAGCTTTAAAAGATTATCCTTTATATGACCGCATTTGTGAATACAAAGTTGATGGGTTGCAAAATATTGACATTCAAGAAAAACTTCAAATGGAATTTGGGATTAAACATAGTGTTGAATATATTTCAAGTTTATGGAGAAATAAAATTCCAAAATTAATAGCTTCCGAGGCGGAAGATAGATTACTTAACTGGTATTTTTTAAATGAAATGAAAGGTAAGTATAAGAAGTGCAGCCGCTGTGGAGAAATTAAATTAGCACATAATAAATATTTTAGTAAGAATAAGACTTCAAAAGATGGCTTTTACAGTATTTGTAAAAAGTGCAGAAACTCTAAGGCCAAAAAGTCATAATTCCGGCCTTGAATTTTCATTATAAGTAAAGGAGGAATTTTTATGGCTGAAAGCTTTTATTGTGAAAAATGTAATCGAACAATGAACGCTGATTAGTTCTATGGGTCTAATAATACAAGTAAGTATCCAGAAGGTAAGTTGCATAAATGTAAGAAGTGTGCGACGATGCATGTAGATAATTTTAATCCAGATACTTATTTATGGATTTTACAAGAATGTGATGTTCCATATGTTCCAGAAGAATGGAACAAGTTACTGGCATCATATGGTAAAGACCGTTCTAAATTAACTGGTACGACTATTGTAGGTCGTTATCTTTCAAAGATGAAACTAAAGCAGTTTAGAGATTATCGTTGGAAAGATACTGAGTTCTTACAAGAAGTCGCAAATAAGAAAATTGAAGAAACTATGAAGCGTTAGGGATATGAAGCTGCGGAAATCGCTCAAGCGCTCGCCACGGCTAGTGTTCCGATTCCCCAAGGGGAAATTGAAATTCCTGTTTACCAGGAAACTAATGATAATCCATTCCTGTCGTCTGGAGACGACTACTTTGCGGAGCAAAGTGGAGGCCAAGACGATTTTGTGGATGATTTAACTGAAGAAGATAGAACATATCTTCGATTGAAATGGGGTAAAACCTATAAGCCAGAAGAGTGGATTAGACTTGAATAGTTATATGAAGAAATGATGCAATCATATGATATTCAAGGCGCCGGACACATTGATACTTTGAAATTAGTATGTAAGACATCTCTCAAGGCGAATCAATTAATCGACATTGGCGATATTGAGGGCTTCCAGAAGATGAGTAAAGTTTATGACAGTTTAATGAAGTCTGGTAAGTTTACTGCGGCTCAGAATAAAGCTGAGTCTGGCGAATTTATTGATAGTATTGGTGAATTGGTTGCTCTCTGTGAGAGAGAGGGATTTATTCCTAGATATTATATTGATGAACCAAATGATAAAGTTGATAGAACATTACAAGATTTACAGAGTTATACACGCGATTTAATTAATGAAGAGACTAACTTGAGTTCTATGATTGAACACGCTCTTCGTGAAATTGAAAAAGATAAGGAAAATGAAGCTAAACTTGAGTCCGATGATGGTTCTGAGGACGAAGATGCATTTGAAGCTTCTCTATTCGAAGATAATGCTGAGAAAGTTTTACATGATGAGGACTTTACTGCTTTTAATGATTTCGAAGATGAGCTTGCGGATGATGATGAAGCTTTCTTAAAATCAATTTTAGGTGGATAATTATGGCACTGCAGGATTTATTGAATTTATCACAATCTCGTAAAAAGGTTGGTCTTTCTGAAGAAAGAGTGCGTGCCATAATTCCTGTAGCCAGAGACTATGTAGCTTACTGGCGAGAATACCCAGATATGTTTATTGACTTCTTACAAGATGGTGGTAATCCAGAAGTTAAGAAGGAATTAAAATTTTATTTCTATCAACGAGTTTTCTTACGTGCGGCAATGCGATATAAATATGTTTACATGGTATTCCCCCGTGCGTATTCTAAATCTTTCCTTTCTATTATGGTTTTGATGTGCCGTTGTGTTTTATATCCAGGGGCAAAGTTATTTGTTACATCTGGTGGTAAAGAGTAGGCAGCTGGCATCGTAAAAGAAAAGGTTCAAGAAATTTGTACTCTAGTACCTGCGTTCCGTCGAGAAATTGACTGGGGTCGAGGTAAAACACTAGAGGGTAAAGACTATTGTAAATATGTCTTTAAAAATGGTTCTTATTTCGATAATATTGCGGCTCGTGAGAGTTCGCGTGGTAAGCGTCGTCATGGAGGACTAATTGAGGAATGTGTTGGCGTTGATGGTACCATCCTTTCTGAAGTTATTATTCCTACCACTAACGTTTCTCGTAGATGTTTAGATGGAACTGTTCATCCAGAAGAGACGCTGAATAAGAGTCAGATTTATGTCACAACCGCAGGATGGAAAAATACTTTCCCATATGATAAATTAATTACCTTACTTGTTCGTATGGTAACCGAGCCTGAAAAAGCAATTATCATGGGTGGTACTTGGCGAATTCCTGTTTTGGTCAAATTGCTTGATGCGAATTTTATTAAAGATTTAAAGAATGACGGAACTTTCAATGAAGCTTCTTTTGCTCGTGAATATGAGAGTCGTTGGTCTGGTACTGTTGAAGATGCATTCTTTAATGGTGAGTTCTTTGATAGAAATCGTAAGTTACAGAAACCTGAATATGAGCATTCCGGCAGGAGTGCGGCGAACGCCTACTATATCCTATCAGTTGACGTAGGTCGTAAGGGATGTGACTCTGTTGTTTGTGTATTTAAGGTAACCCCTCAAGCACAAGGTCCCGCAATTAAGTCTTTGGTTAATATTTATACTTTTGCGGATGAACATTTTGAGGACCAGGCAATTAGAATTAAGAAATTATATTATAAGTATAAAGCCCGCACAATCGTAATCGACGGTAATGGTCTTGGTATTGGATTAGTTGACTATATGATTAAATCTCAAGAAGATGAAAATGGTGACTTCTTCCCAGACTTTGGTGTTGAGAATGATGAAGATGGTTATTATAAAAAATATCGAACTGCAAATACTGAGTTTGATGCTATGTATATTCTAAAAGCAAATGCTCCTATTAATACTGAGTGTCACGCAAATGCGCAGACTCAGCTACAAGCCGGTAAGGTAAAATTCCTTATTGACGAGCGTGGAGCTAAGGAAAAATTATTGGCAACTAAAATGGGACAAAATATGAAGCCTGAGGAAAGGGCAGAATATTTAAAACCATTTACCTTAACTTCCATATTAAAGGAAGAGATGATGAATTTGCGTGAAGAAAATGAAGGCGTAAATATCATCTTAAAACAAGCTAATCGTGGAATTAGGAAAGATAAATTTTCCGCTTTTGAATATGGTCTTTATTATATTAAGCAAGAAGAAGATAAAAAGAAAAAGAAAAAGAAGTTTAATGCCGCTGATTGGGCATTCTTCAATTAAGGAGGTTGACTATGAGAGCTTCGAGAGGAGAAATTAAGATTGAAGAAATCTTAAAGGAAGCTGAACTCCCCTTTAAAATGGAGTATATCTTCCCCGACTTAAAGAGCCCAAATGGTCGCCCTTTAAGATTTGATTTTGTCGTTTTTGATGATGATGGAAAAATTGATTTTATTATTGAGTATCAAGGTAAGCAACATTATGAGCCTAGTGCGAAATTCGGTGGTAAAAAAGGTTTCTTCCAACAATAGTATAATGATAATCAAAAACGACGCTTTTGTGCTTTACATGATTTTAAGTTGATTGAAATTCCATATACTGACGAAAATTTAATCTCCTATGACTATATTATGAATTTAGCAGGATATTAAAAGGAGGTGGAGTTTTGGAGTTGAGTAGACAAGAAGAAATCCGTTCAAAAGGTTTTAATATGATGGATAATCGAATTACCGAATATGGTAAGATTAAAATCAATACTAAAACTTTGGATGATGCTGTTTTAAATCTTGGCGCGATTCAAGGTGTTACCCGTGGCGTTATTAATAAGGCTATTATTTATCGTGCTTTGATGGATAACGATGTTGTCCGTTTGCGTGAGATTTCTAATTATTTCTATAAGGCTAGCGGTATTTATCAACGTGTTTGTAATTATGCGGCAACCATGTATAGATATGACTGGTATGTTGTACCTGAAGTATTTGACGAGGCTGCTAAGACAAATGAGAAGATTTTAACTGATTTGAATAAAGTCCTCCATTATCTTGATAATTCTTACATCGCTAAAGTTTGCGGTGATATTGCTCTTGGAGTTGTGAAGAATGGCGCTTATTATGGCTATATTGTTCATAGTCCAAAAGGAGTAATCATTCAAGAACTTCCCATTAATTACTGTCGTAGTCGTTTCAACCAAGGTAATTTACCTGTTGTTGAATTTAATATGAAATTCTTTGATTAGGCTTTTCCAGACACCACTTACCGTATGCAAGTATTGAATATGTTCCCTGACGAGTTTAAGAAAGGCTATGTCGCTTACAAGAGTGGAAAGTTGAGTAGACAGAAGTCTCTTGGTCAAGACCCAACCGTTGGTGGTTACTTGGGTAGCCGTTGGGTGGACGATTCTGGTTGGTGGATGCTGGAACCTCAGAACACTGTGAAATTCAGTTTCGCTAATGGTGGCAATGGTGCCGCCGACATCCCTTTATTTATCAACGCTATTCCTGCAATTCTGGATTTGGATGCGGCTCAAGATTTGGACCGTAGAAAGCAAATGCAGAAATTGTTGAAAATTGTAGTCCAGAAGTTACCAATGGATAAAAATGGAGATTTGATTTTCGACGTTGATGAAGCAAGAGATATTCATAATAATGCTGTGCAAATGTTAAAGCGTGCGGTCGGCGTCGATGTGTTGACCACATTTGCAGACATTGATAGTATTGATATGTCAGATAAAAATACCACTACTTCACAAGATGATTTAGCTAAAGTGGAGCGTAGTGTGTTTAATGCTCTTGGTATTTCTCAGAATATGTTTAATACCGATGGTAATTTGGCATTAACTCAATCTATTTTAAATGATGAAGCTGCTTTACGCACATTATTATTACAATTTGAGATTTTCTTTGATAGAATCACTCAATCATTGAGTGGGGCAAAGAAGAAATATAACTTCAGATTATATATGCTGGAAACCACACAATATAATTATAAAGAGTTAGCTAAGATGTATAAAGAACAAGTCCAAATGGGATATTCAAAAATGTTACCCCAAATTGCGTTGGGTCACTCCCAGAGCTTTATCTTAAATACTGCTTACTTTGAGAATGAAGTTATGAAGTTGAGTGAGATTATGATTCCTCCTCTAATGTCTTCTACTATGAAAATGGAAGATTTAAAAGGTGGGGGCAATTCTAATTAGACTCAAACAAATAAAACTCAAACTAATACAGGAGGATAGACTTCTGAGAAATCTGCGGGCCGTCCGGAAAAACCAGACTCCGAGAAATCTGAAAAGACTATCCAAAATAAAGAATCTATGAGCTAAGGAGGAGATTAAAATGCCAATGCATACAAGTATTAAATTGGACACACCTGTTGAATTTATCAATATCACTCCTCTTAATCCTTTGATTTCTAAATGTCAAATTAAAGTGTGTTATGTTGGTGATGAACCAAATCGTAATAGAAGTATTATTACCAAGGAGACTGCTAAACAAATGGCAAACTCCCTCCCCGGCTGCCCTATTGTCGGATTTTATAATGAAGAAAAGGGCGACTTTGAGGAGCATAACCGCATTATTGATATTTCAAATGGTAAGTTTGAAATTAAGGATACAACTAGACCCTATGGATTTGTTGATTTAAATGCTAAGGTTTGGTTTCAAAAGTTTTTAGATGATGGAATGAATGAGCGTGAATATATGATGACTGAAGGCTGGCTATGGACTGGTCAGTATCCCGAGTGTCGTAGAATTTTATCCCAGGGTAATAATCATTCTATGGAACTCGATGAAGACACAATTGATGCACATTGGTCAAAAGATGGTAATGGAGAACCTAAATTTTTCATTATCAATGAAGCAATTATCTCAAAACTTTGTACATTGGGTGTGAATAATGAACCTTGCTTCGAAGGTTCTACTATTGGTGCCCCTGTAATTCAATTCGCTTTTGCTGATGGTTTTAAAGAGCAAGTATTCTCTATGATGAACGAATTGAAAGAATTACTAAATAAAGGAGGAGAAAAAGTGTTTACTAGATACGCTGTTGAAATCGGTGACGCTTTGTGGACCGCTCTTTATAGCCATGTAGAAGGTACTTACGGCATTGAGAGTGTCTGTGAAGACGAGGGACAGAAGCTATTTGCTGTTCTAACTGCCGATGAAAAGTACTATCGTCTTGATTTCTCCGTTGCCGAAGATGGCTCTGTTGTGTTTGCGGCCGAGGCTCAGTTATTGGAGGATTATACTCCAGCTGAAGAGCCACAGTTCGACGCAGCCGCAGTTGCTGAATATGCTAAGTCAAAGAAGGACGAGGGTAAGAAGCCCGAGGACGACGATGATGAGGGCGGCGAAGAGGAAAAATGCCCTAAGTGTGGAAAGAAGAAGTCCGAGTGTGAGTGCGAGGATGACGACGATTCCGATGATGAGGACGAGAAAAAGAAAAAGCAGGGCAAAAAGGAAAAATACAATCTTGAGGAAATTCAAGAATATGTAGAGCTAAGCAATAAATATTCTGCTTTAGAGACTGATTATGCTAATGCACAGTCCACTATCACTACTCTACAGAGCCAGCTAAATGAGTTGACTACTTTCAAGAAGGGTATTGAGAAGGCAGAAAAAGAGAAGATGATTGCAAGTTTCTATATGCTTTCTGATGAAGATAAGAAAGATGTCGTAGAAAATATTGACAAATATTCTCCAAAAGAAATTGAAGCAGAGCTTTCTATTTTATGTGTTCGCAACAAGGTCAGTTTCAACCTTGATGATGATAAGAACGATGGCAAAGACCCAATGACCTTTAGTTTAAATGGTGGCATGAATGATGATGCTCCAGCTTGGATTAAAGCTATTCGTTCTGTTGCGAGTGAAATGTAATAAAAACTAAAAGGAGGAAATATAGAAATGCTTAAAGAGTTTTTAAGTAAGCATATTACTAGTCAGGCTTCTGTGAAGAATGGCGGATATGTTGAACTGGGCTACGGCCAGGTTGAGCCTAACCACTTGTCTGCACAGCGCACTGCTCAGATTTATGCTCAGTTACCTGCAGACCCCTCTATTGAGGTTCTGGAGCAGGGACAGTTTGTTAAGTATGACTATGCAGCTGGCCTTGTAAACTTTGGTTCTGATGACCATGATACTGGTGAATGGATGCTGGTTTACAACGAAACTAAGTTGTATCGTGAGCATCAGTTGGATTGCGAATTCGCAATGATTAAGGGCAACTATCAGGCCCGTGTTTATAGTCCATTGGATGGCGATAACAGCAAGATGGCTGAGGAGCTATATGGACCTACTCGTTTGCTACAGGGTGTTAGCGAAGTGTATAAGAATGGCTCTTTTGAAGCAAGACCTGTTTTTGACGCTAATGGTAATGTTGTTGCGCCAGTTGTTGATGAAGAGACTGGTAAAGTAAGTTATCCTGGCGTTGACGATTTTGGTGTCGCTTCTACTGTTTATGACCCATATGAGATGAACGATATTAACAATCCTGAAATTAAGGAAGATTATCGTCGTCGTTTGTTTATGAAGCTGCGTGCTGTTAAGCATCCTGAGAAGATGATGCCTACTGGCACTACTATGGTACCTCGTGTATTCAAGACTAATGTTGGTGACCATTATACTACTAACATGATTCTTGAGTCTGAATTGGCTGTTGGTGATATTTTGGCACCTAATGCTAAGGGTATCTTGGCTAAGGATAACAGCCAGGCTATGAAATGGCAGGTTGTTAAGGTTTATACTATGCCCGACCATCAAAAGGGCGTTAAGATTCTACGTATTGCGTAAGAAAGGAGAGAAGAGTAATGGCTTTAGATAGAAATAATTTAGTACAGTTGGCTAAGACTGTTGCAAAGGCTGACCCTTCTGCTTCTGTGTCTTATAGCTTTAACGGTGAAAACTTTAGTTATGCCGCTTTGAACGAGACTCTACGTCGTGAGTTCAATGAGTTGGCTGGTACTTATTCTTTATATCGTGATAACAAGAATTTGATTTTCTCTGTTATCGAAGAGACTTTGGACGAGGTTCTGCCTAAGAAGGTTGAAATGGCTTATATGCAGTTCGCCGAGACTAAGCAGTTCGCTCAGGGCGACAAGCCTATTTTCCGTCGTAAGAGAGACGTTCGTTCTCGTGCTAAGCAGTTCATCACTCGTGTTGGATTGGCTGGTATTTACGAAGTATTTAAGCTAGGTCCTGCAGAAGAAGAGAGCTTCGAAGTTCGTACTTCTGCTATCGGTGGAGCTGCTCAGATTGGATTCGAGGAGTTCCTAGACGGTCGTGTGGACTTCGCTGAAGTAACTAATATTGTTATGGAAGGTATGGATGAGTTAATTATGAAGGAAGTTGGACATGCTCTAGCTGCTTCTGTTAACCAGTTACCTCCTGCAAATATTGTTGTTGCTACTGGCTTCGATGAAAAGGCTTTCGACAACTTGTTGGTTATCGCTTCCGCTTATGGTGAGCCTTCTATTTACTGCACTTATGAGTTCGCAGTTAAGATGGTTCCTGAGCAGGGTTGGCGTTGGACTGAGAATATGAAGCAAGAGTTGTGGGATACTGGTCACTTGGCTATGTACAAGGGACGTAAGGTTATCATCCTACCTCAGGGCTTGGAAGACGAGACCAATACTCGTAAGGTAATCAATCCTGGTTATTGCTATATCATCCCAAGTGGTGCTGATAGCAAGCCTGTTAAGATTGCTTTCGAGGGTGGTACAATCGTTGACGAGTATGTAAATGCTGACCGTTCTCGTGAGATTCAGGTTTACAAGAAGGTTGGCGTAACTGCTATGTTAGCTAATAACATCTGCGCTTATGCTGATACTGAGTTGCTAGGTCAGTATGATTTGGCTGACTCTATTTGGGACAGCTCTAACTATGTTGATATGTCCTATAACGTTAAGGACGTTAATGCCTAATTAAATATTAATATATAACTAAGAGGGGGAAGTGGGGATATCCCCTCTTCCCCCTTTTTTTCATTTTAAAAACAGAGAAAAAGGAGATATAAAAATGAGTACAATGTATAGAGTAAAAAACCGTGGTGCAAGCACCGTTGTTTATAAGATTCCAGACAAGGGAATTCGTAGAGAATTCAAGCCTGGTCAGATTATTCCAATTAGTTCTGAAGAGTTAGAAGAATTAACTTTCCAGCCTGGTGGAGTTACTATGTTAAGTCAATTCTTGCAGATTTTGGACCTTGAAGGAATTCAAGCTGCTCGTATTAAGACTGAACCTGAATATCATATGAGTGAAGCTGATGTTGCCAAGTTGATTACTAGTGGTTCCTTGGATGCTTTCTTGGATGCACTTGACTTTGCTCCCATTGGAGTTATTGATTTAATTAAGAAGTTGAGTATTTCTATTCCTATGGTTGATATCCCAAAGCGTAAGGCTTTGAAGGAAAAGACTGGTTTTGATGTGGAAGCCGCATTGAAGCACAATGAGGAAGATAAAGAAGATGACCAGAAGACAATCTTGAAAACTAATAATGGTGGCGAGCGTAGAGTACAGCCTGCTGCAGCTCCTGCCGGACGTCGTACAGCACCTACTGTAACTGCTCCTGCGGCCGCACCTAAATATAATATTGTTACTAAACCTGCAGTTGAGGCTCCTGCTGAATCTGCTGAATAATAAATAAGGAGGCAATTATATGGCTGAGACACAATTTTCGGCTGTTTATAATCGCTTTCTTGGACAAGTTACCGATGATTTATACTTGGAATTAACTCCCGAAGATACTTTAAAAGATTTGCAAAATCTTTTAATTAATGCAATTCCTGGTTTTGAATTTCCTCGTCAAGATTTATACAATTATACGATTGAAGTTAGAACTATGGGAGCGGATGAATTAACTCCCGATGATTTTGTATTGGGAACTGTTTGGGGAGAGTTACCAAGTGACACATTGTAGACTCCAAATGTTTTAGTTGATAAGTCTCGATTTAATGTTGAGCTTACTCAAGAAGAAATCAACATCCTGGCGCTTTTAATGAAGCAAGGTTGGGTTCAGCGCCAGGTTGCTTCTATCGAAAATACTCGAATGAAATATAGTGGCTCTGATTTTAAAATGACTTCTCAAGCGAACCACTTATCTAAGCTATTGTCTTTATTGACTGAGGCTCGCAGAGATTCGTTCCATATGCAACGCTTATATAAACGCAGAAAACCTGCGGAAGGCGGTTATAAGAGCAACTGGTCTAGCTTAATGGAGGTTAGTGCTCTTGACTAAATATGGATTTGATTTTGATGATAGAAGCATTGATGTAAATGTTCGTCGTTTAACCAACCAACTTTGGAAATTAATTCCAATGCGCGAGCATGAAGAAGATTGGCCTAAACAATTAGATACAGTTATTTTAGAAATTGCGGGCATGAATGAAGTATTCATGAACCCGCAATTTTTACAGCTGCTATGTAAATTAGAGGGACTGAAAGCTCAAGAGACGAATTTTGAACTATACCGCAAGACTGTGTTTGAAAGCATTAGTCTTTTGTAGGAGTTAAGCCATGGCATCAGGTTATGATTTAAGTAGCCGTGTCCCTTTTAGATTAATGAAAGGTCGATTAGGAGTTTACGATAAAAGACCGTTTGACCCAGCTGGTTCTACTGCCGAACAACTTGAATAGCAAAATCGTGTAGAAGAATTGATGAAAGTAATTAAAAATATGAACATTGATTTAGATACTGTAACAATCCAAAAGATTGAGAATTTGTTGTCACAAGATAAAATTGATGAGGCTGGTATCGTATTGACGCAACTAGACCCCAAAATTACTGGTATTTGGGAACAAGCTACTCGTTTTCGTCAGGCGGGCGGTAACAGACAGCAAGAACGTATGATTAAAGACAAGCGTCGTTCTTTAGACCATGCAGTTTGGAATTCTTATCAGGCTGCTGAGGTCGTGCGAGTGGATGCGGAGAACCGCAAGCCAGTTCGCGCACTTATTAATCCAAATAAACTAAAACAAGACTATGATGATAAAATCATTTCTGTGGGTTTTGAATATAATTTCAAATGCGGCGATGTGTTTGAGTGGTTAGGTACAAAAACTCACTGGTTAGTTTATTTACAAGATTTAACTGAATTAGCTTATTTCCGTGGTGATATTCGCAAGTGCTCTTATTAGATTGCTTGGGAGGATGAAGATGGTATTCATACCACATATGCGGCCGTGCGCGGTCCAGTGGAAACTAAAATTAACTTCATTCAAAAACATGGAATTAGTGTTGACACTCCTAATCACTCATTGAGTATTTTAATGCCAAAAAATGAATACACAATGAATTATTTTAAACGATATAGTAAGTTTTATCTTCAAGGCGATGATACTTGTTGGCGTGTTGAAGCTTCTGATTGGATTTCGACTCCTGGAATCTTGGAAGTTATCGCAGTAGAGTATTATGCTAATGAAACTGAGGATGATGTAGATGCTGGTATCGTTGGTGGTTTAATTGAACCAATTAAAGACCCAAATGAAGGAACTGTTGATGAAATGGATATTATTGGAGAAACATTTATTAAGGTTAAGAAATTGTATGATTATGAATTTAATGGTACAAAAGCTGATGAATGGTATGTCGACAAGAAATATCCTGTTGAATTAATTCCTGACCCAACTGACCCAAGACGAGTATCTGTTCGATGGGTTAGTTCTTATAGTGGACAATTTGAATTACTATATGGAGATTATAGTAAAACAATTGTTGTTGAGTCTTTATTTTAATAATTAAGTGATAAAGGAGATATAGATATGAAAAGAGAAGTTTATTCTTATCCTAAATCAAGTTTTTTGTCTACTGAAAAAGATATGAATTTGATTGTTCAGATGATTATGAAAAATGAGCGTCTGAAAAAAATGTTATACTACACAACTCGTGATTGTATGAATAAGCCTAATTTAACCGAGGATGAAACTCTTGGTTTATTTGGTGAATAGATTAAGATTGTACCTAAGCTAACTGTTGATGGTTCAGTATTGAATTATATTATTGTTAGTTTTGATAATTTTACTGGTAATCGTAAGAATCCCGAGTTTAGAGATAATATTATTGAGTTTGACATTATTTGTCATTTTGACCAATGGAAAATGAAAGACTTTGAGTTGCGTCCTTATAAGATTGCGGCAGAGATTGATTCTATGTTCAATGGAAAACATTTAACTGGAATTGGTGAGTTGGAATTTTTAGGCGCAAATCAAATGATTCTTACGGATGAATTTGGTGGATTGTGTTTAATGTATCAAGCTATCCATGGAGAAGAGGATAAAAAGAAAATGCCTAATCCTAATGATGAAGAAGACTTCATCAAAAACTTTGATGCAATGTTTAATAATTGATGGATACTCGATTATCTTTAATGTGCGGAACGGATTATCCCGTTCCTGAATGTTAGTTAGTTATTCATCAACCTCGCATCAAAGAGATTGCATTTATAGGGGAAGCAGATTTTTTTACAGGTATTTAGTGTTTGTGCTTAAATAAATCCATGTTTATCAAGGACGAATCTCTTTTAAGAGATACAAATAATTTTCAAATATTTATGACGATAATGTCAGAAAAAGAAGCGGCAGATAAAAAGTTTGCGGTGCAGCAAGTCTTTACTTTAATATTTCCAAAATATAAAGTAATGATGACTCCACGCTCTGTGCTACTTAGTGGAGATGGAATGACAATTCAAATTGATGAAAAGAATTTTGAGTCATTACAAGCAGCGTTGACAAATATCTGTTGTCTGAAAACTGGCCCTATGGATTAGTAGAGTTTTAATCCAGCAAATGCTAAAGCTCGAGAGATAGCAGAAAAACTTATGCGAGGACGAGCTAAGGTTGCTGCTGAAAAGGGTCAAAGTAATATCAGTATATTTAGCCAGTATCTTTCAATACTTACAGTGGGATTACATATTCCTATGTAGGAGCTAATGGATTTAACCATGTTCCAATTATATGACTTAGTTGAAAGATATATGCTATATATTAATTGGGATATGGACGTCCGTTGTCGTTTGGCTGGAGGCAAACCCGACAATCAACCTGACAATTGGATGAAAAATATTCACTAACTAAAATTTTAAGGAGGATACAAACCATGAAATTTGGCGTTCGCGAAATTTGTGATGTTGTCTTAAAGGCAAAGGCTAACCAGAAGGTTGGTAACAAGATTTTCTATAAGAACGAACCTGTTATCTATTTTGATACTCTGAAGACTTCTAGCATGGAGGGTGCTGCTACTACCGTTTATGCACAGGGCGGCCGTGGTAACTCTCGTTTGATGGCTTGGGAAGGTGAGCGTACCATTACTTTCACTATGGAAGATGCTCTAATCTCTCCCGCTGGCTTCATGATTCTATCTGGCGCAGGTTTGATTGAGGCTAGTGATGCTAAGCCCATTATGGTTCATACTACTGAGCAGACTGATGCTGTTGTTGTTGGCGATGGTGAAGTAACTATTACTCTACAGGAAGCTCCTTATGTACCTGAGTTGGGTAAGAGTGGCTATGGTGAAGATTTCATTTATGTTATGTTAATGCAGAATGGTGAAATCGTTACTGAGCCTTTCATTCCTAGTTCTGTTGAAGGCAATGTAATTAAGTTAACTGAAACTTGGACTGATGAAGCTCGTAGTGAGGTTAATCAGCAGGCTCGTGCTAACGATTTGAGTCCTTTCTATGCTGG